CTCGCGCGGCGTTTCTCTCCCCGCGTTGTGACAGTGCGATTTTTTCGAACAGGCCGCGCAAAAATTCGAACAGCGGCCGGCGCATCGCGAAGGGCGGCGCATGGCTGGCAAGCCGGATCCGGGTGTGGCGGCGCGGCGCGCGCGGGCGCTTCAGCTGCGCGCGCAGGGCCTGACCTACGCGCAGATCGCCGCCGACCTGGGCCACCGGACGGCATCGGCGGCATGCCAGGACGTGACCCGGGCGCTGGCCGCCCGCAAGGGGTGGCTGGATGAGCAGGCCGCCCTGTTCGTCACCCTTGAGGTCGAACGGCTCGACGTGGCGCTGCAGCGGATCGAGGCGGTGATCGCGGCGGCGGTCGCTGAAGGTGATCAGCTGATGGTGCTCCGCGCGGTGGACCGGCAGGTGCGGGTGTCGGAGCGCCGGGGCAGGCTGCTGGGCCTGGACGTGCCGTCGCAGCTGATCGTGCGGGACGCGCCGCGGCCGGCTGAGCCAGCGAGGCAGGCAAATGGGATCGACGAGATCGCGAAGCGCCGCGCCAAGCGGCGGCGCGGTGCTGCTGGGTGATCAGCGCCCGCGGCTGCTGTGCCTGCCGTCCGGGGTAGCGTTCCGCGATTCGGGCCGCGAGGCGATCGAGGTCGCGCGTCTGGCGCGGCTGCTGCTCGACGAGTGGCAAGAGTGGCTGCTGATCGAGTCGCTCGGCGAGACAGATGAGTACCTGTGGGCCGCGTTTGAGATCCTGATCATCATCGCCCGGCAGAACGGCAAGGGCGGGTATCTCGAAGCGCGTGAACTCGCGGGGCTGTTCCTGTACGGCGAGGAACTGATCATCCACACGGCGCATCAGTTTAAGACGGCGCTCGAAGCGTTCCGCCGCATCCTGCGTCTGATCGAGGGCGTGCCGCAGTTCGACCAGCGGGTCATGCGGGTCAGTAAGTCGCACGGCGAGGAAGGCATCGAGCTCAAGCCGACGCCGGTGATCATCCAGGGCGCAAGCAGTGATTTTGTGACGCCGTCGATCACGCAGCGGCTCAACTTTTTCGCCCGCTCTGAGACAGCGGGCAAGGGGTTCACGGGCGACCTGCTGATCTATGACGAGTCGCAGGATCTCGAAGCTGCTGACACGGCGTCGACCCTGCCGACGCTGTCAGCGCGGCCGAACCCGCAGGTCATCTACACGGGCAACGCGGGGACGCGTAAGAGCACGCAGGTCGCTAAGGTGCGGCGGCGCATGATCAAGGGCGGCGACGGTTCGCTGTTCGGCGCCGAGTGGTCGATCGTGCCGCATAACGATGACTGCCGCGACGGATGCCGTGAGCACGACGACGATGACGACCCGCGGTCGCTGGCCAAGGCGAACCCGTCGCTGAACGTCAAGCGCGCGAACCGCACCGGCCTGAAGTCGGCTCAGTGCGCGAAAGAGGCGCGCGCGATGGGCGTGCACTCCGTCGAGTACCGCCGCGAGCGGCTCGGCGTCGGCGACTACCCGGACCCGTCCGAGGGCTGGGCGGTGATCGCGCGGGGATGGTGGACGGCGACGATGGTGCGCGGCAGCGAGGCGTATCGCCCGGCAGCGCCGAACGCCTTCGCGATCTCGACGACCCGCGACCGCCGATGGTCGACGGTCGGGCTCGCCGGCAAGCGCACCGATGCGCGGGTCGGCGTCGAGATCGTCAGGCGCGAGCGGGGCACGCGATGGGTGCTCGATGAGGCTGTCGAACTCGATAAGAACTGGTCGCCGTGCTGCTGGGTGATCGACTCGCGTGATCAGGCAGCGTCGATGAAAGGCGATCTGATCGAGGCGGGGCTGAACATCATCATCGCGTCAGGGCAGGACATGACGCACGCGTGCGGGCAGATCTTCGATGCCTACAGGGACGGCACGCTCGCGCATACCGACGATGACGATCTGCGCCGCGCTATCGCTGGTGCCGACAAGCGCGACATGGAAGCGGCATGGGTGTTCGACCGGCGCGAGGACAGCGGCGGCTCGATCGACCTGGGCCCGCTGATCGCGATCACGCTCGCCCACTGGGGCTACCTGAAGTTCGGGCCCGGCGCCGACTACGACATCGCCGACTCGGTCGGCTGGGGCGCCGCCGAGGTGATCCGGCTGCTCGGCAACGGCACCTACGGCCCGTTCGACATCGTGCGGCTCCGCAAATCGGGCCTGCTCGACGACAGCGACCTGAAGGCGATCGAGGCAGCGGGGTTCGCGATCCCGGCGGGCATCTGACGGAAGGGACTGCGATGACGGCACCCGCACTGACCTGGCGCGAGCCGCGCGCTCTCGGCACGGCAGTGCTCGGCCGCGCGCTGCGCCTGGCGCGGGCCGGCGCAGGATACATCAGGGCTGCGACACTCGCCGGCTACCGGTTCGTGCCCGCTGCCGGGTCGGCGGGGCTGATCTCGGCGGGCCTGGCGCTGCATTTCGGCGCGTGGGTAGGCATGTGCGCGGGCGGGGTGTTCCTGGCGATCGCCGACTACCGGATGCCCTGATGGGGGTTCTGTTCGGGCGCTCGCCGCGCCAGCAGCGCGCGTCGGGCGGCTACTGGGGCATGGGCTCGCCGCAGGACCTGATCCCGCCGCGTCCCTTCTGGCGCCCCGGCACGCCGTACATCACCGCCGACTCGGCGCTGCGCCACTCGGCCGTCTGGGCGGCCCTGAACCTGCGGGCCGGGCTGATCTCGACGCTGCCGCTCGACATCTACCGGCGGGTGAACGGCGTCCAGATCGCCTGCCCGGTGCCGGAGGTGCTGCGCAACCCGGCCGGCAACATCGTCTCCCAGCCGGGCGACGGGCTGATCGACTGGCTGTTCGCCTCCCAGTTCGACCTGGACCGCGCCGGCAACGCGATCGGGCTGATCACCGCCCGGGACGGGCTGAACCTGCCGGCCCGGATCGAGCTCGCGCCCACCGCGCAGACTTCCGTCGTCGTCAAGGCCGGCGAGCTGTGGAAATACCGGATCGCCGGGGATCTGTACGACCCGTCCGAGATCTGGCACGAGCGGTCGCACGTGGTGCCGGGCCTGCACGTCGGCCTGTCGCCGGTCGCCTACGCGGCCTTCGCGATCGGCGAGTACTTCAGCGTCCAGGAGTTCGCGCAGAACTGGTTCGCCACGGGCGCGGTGCCGAAGGCGCGGCTGAAGAACACCGCCAAGACGATCGACGCGAAGCAGGCGGGGATCGTCAAGGAGTCCTGGCACGCAGCCATCACGGCGAACGAGCCGTTCGTGCACGGCAGCGACTGGGAGTATTCGATGCTCCAGGCCGAGCACGCGTCGACCGACTGGATCGACGCGAAGAAGTTCTCGATCACCGACGTGGCCCGGTTCTTCGGCGTCCCCGCCGACCTGATCGACTCCGGCGAGACCGGCGTGACCGGCAAGCTGACCTACCAGAACATCACGCAGCGGAACCTGCAGTTCCTGATCATGCAGATGGGCCCGGCGATCATCCGCCGCGAGAACGCGCTCACCGCGCTGACGCCCCGGCCGCGGTACGTGAAGCTGAACACGGGCGCTTTCCTGCGCCTGGACCCGCTGCAGCGGATGCAGATGATCCAGGCGCAGATCGACGCCCGGACGCTGGCGCCGTCCGAGGCCCGCGAGCTGGAGGACCGCCCGCCGCTCACGCAGGCGCAGATCGACGAGTTCGACCACTTCTGGCCGCCGAAGTCCGCGGCGCCCGCGCCCGTCAGCAACGGCCAGGCGCCGGGCGAGCTGCCCGCGGGAAGCGAGCCGAAGGCGCTGCCGGCGGGCAGCGGATAACCGAAAGGACATGGCCGATGGCTGATGTCGACAACAGCGCGTGGGACGCCGCCAAGGCGTGGGCCAACGGCGCCGCCTCCGACGACCCGGCCGCGTTCTACAACGGGATCTGCGCCGGCAAGAAGGCCGGCGACCCCGCCACGCAGGGGGCGCACGCGCTGCCGCATCACTACCACCCGGGCGACCCGCCGAACGCGAACGGCACGAGCAACGCCCTGAGCAGGCTGCCGACGACGCAGGGGCTCACGAACGCCGCCGCCGCCAAATCACACCTTGAGGCGCACATGAAGGTGATCAACCCGGACTACGAACCGTCGAAATCGGCGGCCCAGGACCTGCTCAGGACATTGCGGCGGCGCAGCGATATGTTCCGGCAGCGGCTCCAGGCGGCCGACTTCGACGAGTCAGCCGGCGACATGGTGCTCGCGCTCGACGCGACCCTCGACCAGGCGCTGGCCCTGCTCTCCGGCGCGGGCAGCCTGGACCCGGACGCCGTGCAGGCGATGTCGCTGCTCGTCGCCGCCGAGGCGCTCGCCGATGACCTGCTCGAGCTGCTCGGCATCGCCGACCCCGGTGACGCTGACACCGGCCAGGCAGCGATGGGCGGCATTGCCGTCGCGCAGGCCGCCGCAGCGAGCCTGCCGCGGCCTGTCGCGGCGCGGGTCCGCCCGGCGAACGCCCGCCAGGTCGCGCAGATGCGGGCCGAGGGAATGCGCGGCCAGCGCCGCGGCCAGTTCCCTTCCGGCGCCGCCCGGATGGTCCCCGCCAAGGCGACGCTGCGGCACGAGCAGACCACGCACAACGGCAAGATCGTCCAGGCGCTCTACGGCTACGCCACCGTCTACGAGCTCGAATACGAGATGTGGGACGCCTTCGGCCCGTACGGCGAGCACGTCGCCATGGGCGCCGGCGCGGCTTCGCTCGCCGCGAAACCCGACGTCGCGTTCCTGGTGAACCACCGCGGCATGACGATGGCGCGGACCACGAACGAAACCCTCGGGCTGAAGGAGGACGCGCGGGGCCTGAACGTCGACCCGGCGCTGCTGAACCCGGAACGCCACGACGTCCACGACCTGCTTGTCGCCATCGACGACAAGAACGTGACTGAAATGTCATTCGCGTTCATGATCACGGCCGGGGGGTGGGACGAGGACTTCGAGCACTTCACTATCGAGGCCTACGACATCGACCGCGGCGACGTGAGCGCGGTCAATTACGGCGCCAACCCCTACACGTCGATCGGCGCCCGCTCCCGGGAGATCATGGGCGACCTGCGGCACATGCCCGCCGGGGCGCAGCGCGCCGCCTACGACGTGCTCGCCGAGATCCTCACCCCGTACCGCATCAAGCCTTCGCCCGCACCGGAGCCTGAACTCGAGCGCGAAGTGCAGTCGGAGCCGCCCGCCTCCGGCTGGTCGGTCGACTACGCCACGCAGCTCGTGGCGCTTGACGTGGAACTTAGCTGAGCAAGGCGTATCATCCGCGATAGCACGACCCCGGCCGGGCAGTCACACCCGCCGGGAAGAGGCCAGCCAGACCGGACAGATCGGGCCGGGGCGCTGATCTAGCTCGCGAGGACCGGACAGATCGGGCCGGGCGGACGAGAGAAACACCCTCACCTGTCCAGTTTTCTGTGCCCGGAAGGCGGCGATCTGCCGTGCCCATCGAAATCGATTCGCTCATCACCTCCATCGAGGTCGAGCTCGAGCAGGCCATCAAGACCCGCGACAAGGCCATCGGCCAGGTCAAGTACATGCTCAAGATGGCCAACCAGGAGGGCCGCTCCAACCTCAGCACCGACGAGACGAACACGGTCAAGGACCTGTTCACCCGCCGCGATGAGGCCAAGACCGCCATCGAGGGCATCGAGTCCCGGCTGGAGATGGCCAAGCGCGCCAAGGCCGAGGAACTCGAGGTCGCCGAGCAGCAGCGCGAGCGCCACGACGCCGGCCTGGCCAAGCCCGCCTACGACCGCGTCATGCGCGTCGGCCGCGAGGAGCGCACCTACCGCCCCGACGTCGACCGCAAGGGCGCCGGGTTCCTCCGCGACGTCGCCCGCCAGTTCCTGTTCAACGACGCCGAGGCCGCGCACCGCCTCCAGCAGCACATGATCGAGGAGCGCGTTGAGCGCGGCCCCTACCTTGAGCGGGCCGCCGGCGACACGACCACGGCGAACTGGGCCGGCCTGACCGTGCCCCAGTACCTGACCGACATGTACGCGCCGGCGGTCGCGAACCTGCGCCCGTTCGCCGACATCTGCAACCACCACGACCTGCCGGCATCCGGGATGACGATCAACATCTCGCAGGTGACGACCGCATCCGGCGTCGCGCTCCAGGCGTCCGAGCTCGGCGCCGTGCAGGCGACCTCGCTCGACGACACGCTGCTGACCGAGAACGTGCAGACCGCGTCCGGGCAGCAGACCCTCTCGCGGCAGGCGATCGACCGGGGCACCGGCATCGAGGAAGTCACGATGCAGGACCTGTTCCGCCGGTACGCGACCGCGCTGGACTCGACGCTGCTCACGCAGTCAGTGACCGGCGTGTCGGCGCTGTGCAACGCCGCGCAGATCGCCTACACGACCGGCTCGCCCACGGCGGCGGGCCTGTACCCGAAGATCCTCGCCGCCACGTCGACCGTCGAGACCGCGCTGCTCGCGCAGGCCATCCCCACGCACGCGGTCATGCACTCGCGGCGCTGGTACTGGCTCCAGTCCCAGCTGGGGTCTACCTGGCCGCTGTTCGGGAACCCGCTGTGGGATGCCCAGTCCGGCGGCCACGCCGACAACGTGGGCTACAACAAGGGCATCCGCGGCCGCCTGCCGATGGGACTCGGCGTCGTCGTCGACAACAACGTGCTCACCAACCTGGGGGTCGGCACAAACCAGGATGAGCTCTACGTCGTCGCGAGCGACGAGTGCCATCTGTGGGAGGACCCGAACGCGCCAGTGTACATCCGTGCCGAGCAGCCCAAGGCCGCCAACCTCGGAGTGCTCTTGGTGCTCTACGGCTACTTTGCCTACACTATGCGGCGGTACGCGTCCGCAATAGGCTCTGTAGGCGGTACCGGCCTAGTTACCCCAGTTTTCTAGTTTCATCCGTTTCGACCTTTCGGGTCGGGACTCCCCTACGGCGGGGCTGAGACCGATGCGGCAGTCCCGCCGCGGGGGCGCCAACCGAGATGAGGGAGTTCTGATGCGTTTCATCCGCCCGCTGTTCGTGGCCGTCCTGGCGGTGGCCGGGATCATGGCCGCTGCCCTGCCGGCGAACGCCGGGTCGGCGCATTTCGTCGGCGACCCGTCCTACACCGTGTCTGCGGGCACGGTCACGGTGTCCGCGAAGGAGGCGGGGCTGGGTAACCTGCCGCAGATCACGGTGGAGCTGTCCGGGGTGGCGGCGTGCGTGAACCCGGGAGGCAACGGCCCGGAGGCGCAGAACAAGTCGGCGTTCTCGGTGAGTTCGCAGGAGCCGGTGCAGAACGGGCAGGCCAGTTACGTGATCGCCGTGTCGCCGGTTTTCCGGCCGTCGTGCAGCCCGCCGATGAGCGTCGTGGTCACGTCGCTGACACTGGCGGACGTGACGGACGGGATCGCCGCGACGCCGGTTCCGGCGGGCCCGTAGGCGCGATGCCGGGGCAGATGCAGCACGTCGCGCCGTTCCCGGACGCGCTCGCGGCTGTTGTTGAGCGGGCGGCGTACTGGCCGGGCTGGTCGTTCGCTCTGGGCGATCTCGGCCGTCAGGCCGGCGCGCACGGCCTGACCCTGACGATCACCGTCGAGACCACTGACGCCTACCATCCGGGTGTGCCGTACACGGTCACCCACCATTTCTGGGTGCCGCCGGAGTCGTATGACGAGCACGCGTGGTCGCGGTGGCTGTTCGACCGGATCGGCGCGGTCGAGCTCCATGAGCGCATGGAGGCGTTCACGGTGGGCGGGGTGCGGCCGTTCCCGCCTGGGCATGGCGGCGGACGCGACCCGTACCATGCGCTGCCGGTCTGACCGGGGCGGCAGCGGCCCTGTAAGCCACGCTGAGCGCCCTGGCGCCGGGCCTGCCCGATGACACGCGGCGGGTCCCGTTCACCAGCGAGGCGCTGAGCCGCGAGCCGGGAGGCATGAAAATGACGACGCAGATCAAGCCCCTGGTCGGCGGGTCGTGGGTGACCGTCACCAAGACAGCGGCCGGGTGCGTCGCGAAGTCGTCGGGCAACGTCACGACGCTGGCGCCGGGTGCGCAGCACCTGGCCTGCCATGCAGCGAACCAGTGGGCGAACATCGGCGGCGTGGCGGGGACGACGGCGACGCGGGCGCAGAAGGTCGCGCACGCGCAGGGCATCCAGTTCCAGGAGATCTGACCAGGAAGCGGGCGAGCACCAAATGACGACCCAGATCCGCGCGTTTGTCGCGCCCCCGCCGTCCGGGCTCGCCGCTGCCGCGAACGTCGGCGGCGGCACGTTCGCCGCGGCCACGTACTTCTGGAAGGCCACGTTCGTGACGCCGGGCGGCGAGACGTACCCGTCGAACGAGGCGACGGTCGCGGTGGCGCTGAACGGCACGGCCACGATTACGTGGGCGGCGCCGCCGGCGAAGATCCAGGTGTCCTCGGTCAAGATCTACCGGGGCACGGTGACGAACACCGAGGATCACCTGATCGCGACGGTCCCGTGGGCTGCCGGGGCGACCGCGCCGCCCGTCAGCTATACCGATACGGGAACGGCGGGGTCGGTGAACTCGCCGCCGTCGACGGCATTTGCGACCGTCACCCGCGACGCGGCGTTCCGGATCGCGAAGTCGAACGTGTCGGCGCTATCGGCGGCTGCGCAGATCAACGCGCTGTCGGCGATCGGGTCGTGGAACGACGCTGGCGGGACCGGTGACCGGGCGACGGACGCGCAGAAACTGGCGAACGCGAACGGCCTGGTGCTGCAGGAGATCTGATGCCCCGGACTAGCTTGCGAGCTGGCAGCCACCGGGACGTCATCATTACCTGAGAGAAGGGACGGGCTGATGCAGGATCTAAGCGAGCGCGACCGCATCCGCGGAGAGCACGCCGGCGACCCGGGGGTCGGGCACCTTATCGAGCAGCTGGCCGGGCAGCGGGAGAACCTGGCCGCCTATGGTCAGGACACGTCCGCGGTCGATGAGCAGCTCGCCGAACTCGGCTACGTCGGTCCGGCGGTCCGGTCGAAGGCGGAAGCCGCGGCAGCGCGGCGGGCGGCAGCCGCCGGCGAGAAGGCGGCGCGCGCGAAGCCGCCCGCCGGGCGGAAGACACCCGCAGCAGCCCGCCAGGTCACCGCCGCGACGGCGAAAGACAAGACCGGCTGACCAGGGCCGGCCTGACAACGAAGAGAGCAAGGAGCCGAGCCGATGGCCGCACCATCCGGTCTGTACACCCTGATCCGCGCGTCGGTGGTGACGGCGACCGCGATCACCGTCAACCAGGTCCTCGTCCCGGCGCTGGCCGCGGCCGAATTCACCCGCTGCTGGTGCAACCAGGACTCGGTGACGACGACGAACCAGACCCGCATCCAGCTGAACCAGTGCTCGTCGACGAGCACCGTCACCTCGGCGACGCCGTTCCCGGCGCAGAAGTCGATGCAGGCGTCCAAGTGCATCGGCGGCGCCTCGGCGACCGGGATCACCGCGACGATTGAAGGCACCGTCGCCGGCACGTGGTGGTCGGAGGGCTTCAACATCGTCAACGGGATCTTGTACCTGCCGGTCCCCGAGGCGCGGTGGATGCTCGTCGGCCAGGCCGCCGGCGTCGCGTCGCTGAAGTTCCCCGGCGCCCCGGCGTCGGCGGCTTACACGACCGGGATGGAATGGCTCGAGTACGCGGGCTGACCGACGGCCTCGCGGTCTACCGCGGCTGGAGGAACGACCCGTCGCTGTACGCCGCGCTGCGCGGGTCGTTCACCTGGCCGCCCGGTGACGACCGCGCCAACGGCTACCTGTACGCCGCCGGATCGCAGGACTGGCCGGCCGGCCTCCGGGCCGCCGGCCCGGACCTGCTCGCCGCGCTCGACGGCCTGACCGGCGTCCGGTTCACGATCGCCCTGTACCAGGGGTACCGGAACGGATCCGGCTGCCCGTGGCACGCCGACGACCCGTTCGACGTTCAGGCGATCCTGTCGCTCGGCGTGACCCGCACCTTCGGGATCCGGCCGGCCGGCGGCGAACCGGAATGGATGCCGGTTAGTCAGGGCGACCTGGTGTTCATGCCGTCCGGCTGGCAGTCACAATGGCAGCATTGCGTGCCCGCCGAAGACGACGTCCGCGGCGAGCGCTGCGCGCTGGTCTTCCGCACGCCGCGCACGCCACGGCCCTGAGAAGGAGAAACCACGATGACGGCAATCGTCACCGCAGCCCGCATCGACACGAAGGACGGCCAGGTCGCCGCGCTGCTAACGCTCACCCCGTCGGGCGGCGGCATCCAGGTCGTCACCGTCGACGGCCAGCCCGAGACGCGCGTCCACCCGGCGTCCGAAGTGTGGAACGCGTCGCTGCTGTCCCCGGACCCGATGATCCCAGGCAAGATCGTCACCTGCGCCACCTACGCCGAGGCGGTCAAGGCCGGGGAGGCGTGGGCGAAGAAGCTGGCCTCCGCGGCGGCCGGGTTCGCGGAGCTCGCCGCCGAACTCGCCGCGCCGCCGCCGGCGCCTGGCGGACCGCCCGCCTGAGGCCGCGCCGTGCCGACGATGGGCGCGTACGACCCGGAGAACACGCTGCTCGCCGAAGGCCCGGCGGCGCTCGCCACCACGCCGCTTCCGCCGCAGCCCGGGGTCGCGCCGCGGATGGCGGTGACGATCCGGACGAGCTCCGCGACGCTGACCGTAATCCTCGACAAGCGGTCCGGGCTGGCGTGGGGCGAGCAGGTCAGCGACACCGCCCGGAACCTCCCCGGCCCGGTGCCGCCGGCCCCGCACGGGAACGGCCGGCTGCACGTCGCAGGCGAGCATGGCTGACCCGGTCACCGAAACCAGGCCGCACGACCCCGGCTGCACGACGCACCAGCCTGACGTCCCGACGCACCGGCCCGCCGGGTGGGCGGGCTGGCCGGGCGCGGTGCTGCTGAAAGGCGAGGAAACCGCCGAGCAGTACGCCCGCCGGCAGCTGACGAACCTGATCCGGGTCGGCGGCCGGCTCGCCGTCCTGGGCGTCGAAGACGGTCTCCGGTCGATGGGCTGGTGGCATGTCTGCCAGCCCGGAACGTGGGACATCCCGCAGGGCCTGTCCGGGCAAGCCGGCGAGGAAGGCGACGACCTGACGTACGCGACCGCGCTGTGCGGCCGGCGGGTCGTGTCGAACGGGTACGCCGCCGACTGGCGGCCGCCGCCGGGCATCCTCTGCCCGGCGTGCGCGGAACGAATCTAGGAGGACCCTCCAGGTGGCGTACGTAGACCAGGCCGCGCTCGCCAGCGACGCCGCGTTCCGGTCCCGGATCCGGGTCGCGATGATCACCGCCGCGATCCAGATCGCCGCCGAAGCGAAAGGCGCCCAGGACACCACCGTTTACGACAAGCGGCAGCAGCTAGTCCGTGACGTCCTGCCGGGCGGCGGCGTGAATCTGCTCGACAGTTTCGCCTGGGCGGTCGCCCAGAACGCCGGGATCACCGGCGCGTGGGCGGCCACCGACTAACGTCCCGTGAGGCGGCAGCGTGCCAGCGCCCACCCTGATCCAGTACGCCGAGACAACGTGGACCGGGACTGGCGCTAAGAACATCACCGGCGTGGCGTGGAACGCCGGGGATCTGATCGTCGTCATCGCCGGCACCGAGGTCGGCACCTCAGCGGCGGCTGCGCCGACGAACGCCAACCTGTCGTTCGCCCCCGGGACGGCGATCGGCGCGGACTCCACGCACTGCTGGGCTAACACCTGGACCGCGACCGCCGCCAGCAGCCAGACGGCGCAGACTATCGCCAACGCGGGCATCCTCAACGAATGGGGCATGGCTGTCTGGGTGTTCCGGGGTTCCGGCGGGGCGGGAGTCCGGGCTACCGATGTCACGACCGCGCTCACTGTCAGCCTCGCCCGGGGCGGCGCCAATTCACTGGTGGTGTTCGGCGGGTTCGATTTCAACGCCGTCGCCACCACCGGCTACAGCTTCACCCCGACAGTCGCCCACGACCGGCAGCACCTGCAAGACGGCAGCTTCTATTCGATCTACGTCGCGGACTTCGGTGACCAGGGCGGCGCCGGTACCACGTCGTACGGCATCGCCGGAGTCACCACCGGGACGTTCTCCAAGATCGCGCTGGAGATCAAGGGCCTTCCCGACATCCCGCCCAGCCGGACAGCCTGGCAGGCCGTCGTCCAGTCGATGGTCCCCTGGCTGCAGAAAGACCGCCGCAACGCGCTGCTGGTCGCCACCGCCGCCAACCCGCTGGTCTCGCCGCTGGACACCGCGTGGCAGGCCGACGCCCGGTACAACCACCTGTACTCCGACACCGCAGCGCGGGACCGGCGGGCGTACTTCACCCAGCGCGCCTACGCCAGCCCGCCGGGCCTGCTGACCACCGCGCTGCTCGAAAATGAACTGCTCGGCGCCGCCGACACGTGGCGGCACCTGGCCGCGGCGATGTTCACCGACCGCCGCGAAGTCCCGCAGCAGCCGCCCCGGGTATCCGACCCGTCCCTGATGGCTCCGCTGGTCACCCTCGACGAGCCGCTGCTCGGCCAGGCCGGGCTGACCCGGAAGACCCTGGCTGCCGGGTACTGGGACCGGCGGCTGGTCCCGCAGCAGCGCCCTTACGTCTCCGATCCGCTGCTCCTGGGCCCCGCGCTCCTGGAGAACGAGCTCCTGGGCGGGGCGCAGACACCGCGGACCTACCAGACGCCGGGCACGCACGCGGCCCGGTGGTGGATGCCGCAGCAGCCCGCCAGGCCCGCCGACCCGCTGCTGATCGGCACCGCCCTGCTCGAGAATGAGCTCCTCGGCGGCGGCGGGACCGCCGGACGGTACCTGCTGCCCGCCACCCATTACGACCGGCGGGAAGTGTCCTGGCAGCCCGCCCGGTACCCGGATCCGCTGCTCCTCGGCCCGGCGGCGCCGCTGGACCCGGTGCTGTCCGCCTGGCTGCCCCGCTGGATCGCCGCAGCGATCGCGGCAACGCACGCCGACCGGCGCGAGATGCCCGGGCAACGCGCCTACGTCTCGGACCCGTCGTTCTATCCGACGGTCGGGCCGGCGGATCCGCTGACGCTGGCGTGGGGCGCGAGCGGCGGTTACTGGCATCTGTACAACCGGGCAGCGTGGTATGACCGGCGCGAGGTCCCGCAGCAGCGCGCCTATGTGTCCGATCCGTTGCTGCTGGCCACGGCGCTGCTGGAGAACGAGCTCCTTGGCAGCGCTGACACTGCCCGCCGGTACCTGATGTCCGGCACGCATACTGACCGCCGCGAAGTCCCGCAGCAACGGGCCTACATCTCCGACCCGTCGTCCTACCCGGCTCTGCAGTTCGACCCGGCGACCGTGGCGTGGGGCGCCGGCGGGACGTACTGGCATCTGTACAACCGGGCCGCCGAGCTCTACGACCGGCGGCTGGTGCCGCAGCAGCGCCCATATGTGTCGGATCCGGGGCTGCTGCTCACCGCGCTCCTCGAACCGCCGTTCCTGGGCGGGGCCACTACCGGTCACCGGGCCGGTGTCCCGGCGAGCCACGCGGACCGGCGTCTCGTCCCGGCGCAGCCGCGGCGGATGTCCGCACCCGGGTTCCTGCTCGCGGGCCCGTCCGATCCGCTGCAGGCCAACATCGCCGGGCAGCGCATCACCGCGTGGCTGCCGGTGTTCTGGCCCGGCCGCCGCCCGGGCGCGCCGCCGCCGCCGCTGGTCATGCCCGCGCCGGTGCTGTTCGCCCGGGGCGCGATCCGGTACGCCGTCGCGATCGGCGGCCTGCCGGCGACAGGCTCGAGCGCGGGCGGCGCGCTGCGCTCCGGTACCGCCGTCCAGGGCAGCACCCCTGGCGGCACTGCCGCAGCCGGCCGGATCCAGGACACGGCGGGCGAGAACCCGGCGATTGCCGAGGACGCCTACGGCCAGACGTATCCCGCGGTGTACGGCGGTGACACGGCTGATCCGCTGCCGATAGGGAAGGCGACGACCGGAGGGCCCGCTTAGATGACTTTCCCGCTGCCGCCGACCCGTCACTACCGCGACGGGATTCCTTACGCTGACGCGAATCTGCTGGCCGCCGCAGTGGGAGCGCTGAATCTGCGGCTGATCTACGTCGATTTTTACGGCGCCGACCCGACCGGAGCGACGTTCTCCGACGCGGCGTTCGCTGCCGCATTCACAGCAGCGGGCTCCGGCCCGTGGCAGATGATCATGGGTGCCGGTAATTACAAGCTGGCGAACTCGTACACGTTCGGCCGGAATCAGGGGCTCACCGGCCCCGGCAGCGCAGTGTGCAGCATCACCTACACCGGCAACGGGGTCTGCCTGACCGCATCTGACTCGTCGTTCTCGTCATCGCTCAGCGTCGCCGGCCGGTTCGGCGGCTTCAATATCGACGGCAGCGCCGCCGGAGCGAACGCCGAGGGCATGTCGTCGGGGAATCTGCTGCGCGCCCGCTGCCATGACCTCCGGGTCGCGAACTTCACCGGAGCTAGCGCGGTCGGGGTGAGGTTCAAGAACACCGCGTCGGGCTCTACCTGGTACGAAGAGGCCGAGTGGACCGGGATCAACGTCAACAACTGCACGGTGTGCGTGCTGTTCGACACCGGGTCGTTTGACTACTCCGTCTACGAGTTCATGATCCTGGCCAACGCGGGTCAGGACGGCATCCGGCTGCAGAACGACGCGTCGCTCGAGGGATGCCGCCTTGAAGTGCGCGGCAACTTCAAGACCGGCACGCCGAATACTGCGTCGGTGATCAGTCTCGATCCTGGTAACGCGGCGGGCACGAGCCGGATCGACGGCTGCCTGATGTATGTCAATGTCGAATGCGACGGCACGACCGGCACGGGGCATTTCACGCTGTCGGCAGCCGGGTCGTCGACGTCACAGTTCACCGGCACCGGCGTGCTGCAGTTCAACGACGAGACCGTCGCGTTCCAGGGCGCGAACATCGTCACGGCACCGGGCCCGCAGTTCGGATTCTCCGGCCGTGTCGTCGATCATGTGCTCGGGACCATGTCGCCGGGTGACGGCCTGGCTGTGCAGGGCGGCACGCTGTGGAACCAGACCGGATCACTCACCACCGCGCTGCCTAGCACGATTTTCCTCAAGTCCGGCGACATCCAGGCCTACCAGCTGGCGAACGGCGTCAACACGGTCGTGTTCGGCAGTGTCGTGACCCGGGTCCGCAGGCTCGAGTTGTTCCTCGCCCAGCCCGCCTCCGGCGGCGCCGGGACGGTGACCTGGCCTGCCAACGTGTACTTCCAGGCCGGGAAACCGAACCTCAGCAGCGCGAACGGCGCGATCGACCGGGTGCGGCTCACGTTCCTGCCAGCCGACAACAAGTGGCTCGGCGAGGTCGTCACTGGCTATGTCCTCGCCTCGTCAGCGACGGCTGCGGGGCAGTTGCAGAAGGTCGCTGATACCGGGACGGCCGGGTACACGCTGGTCAACGGGACCGGGAACATTCTTTCCTGGACGGCGCCGAACGACGGTCAGCAGCACGCGGTGCTTGTGATCTGCAAACTGAAGGTGACCAGCGACGAGACTGGTGGGCTGATAGGCGTTAATCACACCGGACCCGATGGGACGGGAAGAACCACCAACGTGGTCGCCCAGCAACTAGCCGGCTACTTCACTAACACCCCGGTGCCGTTCCTGATCGCCCCTAACACGACGATCACCCTGCAGCAGACATCAGCTCTTACCGCTGGCGCTTCAGTCTTGTACGCCCAGCTCTGGGCAGCGTGAGGAGATGGGATGACCGTTGATGTGGGGCAGGTGTACCGCACCGAGTTCCTGATCAGCGACGAGTTCGGCGTGCCCGTCTCAAACGTCGCGACGGTGACTCTGATCATCACGAAGCCGGACGGCACGACGGTCAGCCCTGCGGTGACGAATCCGCCGGCGACAGCCGGCTTGTTCCTGTACGACTACGTGATCGCGAACGAGGGGCTGCACAGCTTCGCGTGGAGCTCGACGGGTCCGGTCGCGTCGAAGACCGACTATCAGAACGCCCGCTTGTACCGGTCGGTGCTGTCGCTCGCGGAGGGCCGCGACTGCCTCAACCAGAACGACACGAGACGCGACGAGCTCATCCGGTCGCTGATGATGGCGGCGACCGAAGAGGCCGAGAAATACGTCGGGACGCTCGTGCGGAAGATGGTCACCGACGAGTGGGTGAACGGCTCGTACAAGGACGTCATCCAGGTCGCTGAGGGGCCGCTGCTGTCGAATACGGCGGTCACGTCCGTGACGAGCGTGTGGAACGGCGGCCCGCAATGGCTGCTCGCCGACATGATCGTCAACCCGGAAGCGGCGACGCTGCGGGCTCGCGACATGCTCGGCTTCTGGTGGGGCCCGTGGACCGTCACGTACGGGCCGTGCGGCCGGCTCGTGATCGCCGAGCCGATCATCAACGGGGTACGCGAGATCTTGTGGGATCTGTGGACTCCGTTCCGCGGCACGACCGGCGACGAGGCGTACCCGACGACGTCGGAAGCTGAGGCGTTCCAGTATCAGATCCCGGCCGGGTATCATCCGCCGCCGCGCGCGATGTCGCTGCTCGAGCCGTACGAGCGGCCGGGGTTCGGCTGATGAATCCGCCCGGCAAGGGGCAGCGCGGCGGGCCTAAGAAGCCGCGTCGCAGGCGGATACCCCGGCCGCGGCTGCGCCGCAAGCCGAAGCAGCACAGTCAGCCGGCGAAACCCCCGGCTTCGGGGCAGGCACCAGCGCCGCGAGGGACGGGGAAGCAGCACGGCCGGGCCCCGCATCCGCGTCCGAAGCTGCAGACCGCGTGACTTCCCGTTTTCCGACCAACATTGAGGGGATAGACCGATGACTGACTTTGCTGCCGTGCAGGCGGTCAACACGGGCGCCGCCGTGACCGAGCGTTCCGGCGCCGGCGTCGGCGTCGATACCGTTCCGGCCGGCTCGACGCTGCTGATGCGGAACACCGGAGCCGGCGCGCACGTCGTGTCGCTGGTGTGCAATCAGGGGACTGACGGGCTCGCGACGTCGGCGCGGACGATCAGCTTCACAGCGGGGCAGATCCAGGCGGTGTTCGTGCCGTTCAGTTACGGCGACGCGAACGGCCGGTCGGGGATCTCCGTCGACGGAACCTCAGCTGAGATGAAGTATTACGTGCTCGCCGGAACCTAAAACGATCCGGCCCGCGGGTTTTAGCTTCCGCGCCGACCTATAAGGAGCGTAAGAACATGGCACCGCTCGGCTACAAGTTCCGTGCTGTGCGCCCGATCCTCGTGAACGGCGCGCTCGCCTACAACCCCGGTGATCTCGTGCACGAAGACGCCGTCACCGGCCCGGACGCGACGCTCGCTGTCGGCGACGACGTCGAGCCGGTCGCCGGGGCGGTGCTCGACGCGCCGGCTAAGAACGCGTCGCAGGCCGCGTGGGCCGCCTATGCGGTCAGCCGCGGCGCCGACCGGGACGCCGCAGCGGGCATGTCACGCGCCGAGCTCGTCAATGCGTTCGGGCCGCAGCCGTGAAAGACATCGCGATCATCTGGGATCAGTACGAGTTCGACGCGTTCTCGCGGAACCCGGACGGGCCGCTGGGCCGCGACCTGATGGAAGTCATCGGCGAGGGCGTCGTCGAGATCGCGAAGCAGAAAGCGCTCAGGCGCACCGGCCGGATGGCCAGCCAGATCACGCATCAGGTTGATGCGGACAGCACCGGCTTGTATGCCGACATCATCTCGCCGGCGACTGACCCGAAGACCGGGTTCCCGTATCCGATGGCGCATGAGGGGTCGCATCCGCGTGACCGCCGGCCGCACCGCAGCTTGAAGCCGGCGCTCGACGAGATCCAGTCGGTCATTCCCTAGACGACGGTCACGCTCGTCTGGCAGGCGACCGCGCCGCCGTTGTAGTTGCGGTCGCCGTTCAGCGCGTACCACTTGACACGCACGTCTCCGGCCGTCAGGTACGTGTAGTCGGAATTGACGACCGTGACCGTGCCGGCGGCATCTGCTTCGCCGGACAGCAGCGGGTCGTACACGCCGGGCAGGCCGCCCTCAGACAACTGCGCCACGTAGTAGGCGTCCGGCGCGGCGCCCGCGAGGGTCAGCGTGAACGGCGTCCCGTCCGCGACCGGATCCGGGGTGACCGTGCACGCCGCAGACTGAGCCGCTACTGCGGGAGCGGCCGCAACGGTCAGCGTCAGGCAGGCTAGCGCTGCGGCAGCGACCAGGAGCCGGCGGATCATCAGGTATCTCCTTCTCTGACGCCTGGTGGAGGCCTCGGGATTCGATCCCAGCCGGGAGCACGGCCTCGACGTCTAGACCCCCGTGACCGGACGCTGATCAACACACCCGGTGCTCCGTCCGGCAGCACTCTAACGCCGGCTGCTTCATGACGCAGTCGAGGGGCGCCCCCCATAGCGCCCGGATACACCCGCCCCGATCTCACTGCAAGGAGTGAGCCATGCCCGCCGCAACTGTCCCCAAAGATGGCATCGCACGGGATGCCGGCTATCTGTACTGGGCGCCGCTGCTGACCGCCCTGCCGGCGAACACGGTCGTCGGCTCGATCTTCACGGACGCGTGGCCGGGCGGCTGGATCCTGCTCGGCGTGACCCGTGACGGCCACGAGTTCGACTCGACGACCGCGACGGACAAAATTGAGGCAGCGGAATACTACGATCCGCTCAGCGTGGTCACGACCGGCCGTGAGGTCGGCGTCAAATTCGAGCTCATGCGGATCAACGTCAACAACTGGAAACGGATGAACAATGGCGGCACGCTGAACCAGTCTGGTTCCGGCACGACGCTGCTATCGACGTATCAGCCGCCGCAGCCCGGTCAGGAGACACGATGCATGATCGGGTGGGAGGCTCAGGACAACACTGAGCGGCTCGTCATGGAACAGGCGTTCCAGGTCGGCGCTCTCGCTGTCGCACGCAAGAAAGGCTCGTCGAATGCCAGTTTCGCCAACGGGGAGTTCCGGGCCGAAATCCCAGCGTCGGGCTTCCCGTACCAGTACTTCACCGCGGGCGCTGTCCGCGGCGCGTGACACTGAGCATGACGTCGTCGCGGGCGCTGTCGTCGAGAGCAGCGCAGCGCCCGCCGGGCGGATCGTGTCAGTCGCCGAAGTGCAGGGCGAAGCCGAAGGCGTCGTCGTCGATGACAAAGTCGAGTTCAAGGGGCAGTGGTTCCGGCTCGCCGACGAGATCCCGGCGATCGTGTCACTCAAATTCGGGCACGCCGCAGCGCGGGGCATCGACAGCGCCGACGAAGAGGGACTGTCCGCGCTGTACATGTTTATCCGTGCCTGCGTCTACCGGGGGTCGGGCGGGCCGAAACCGGGCGAGCCGGGGCATGACCCGGAGACGTACGACGCCGGTGACTTCAAGCGGTTCGAAGATCTCGCCGATGAGTCATGCGCGAGCCCCGATGACCTGCTCGACTTCGTGTCTGACTGCATGGAGAAACTGAACGCCCGCCCTACGGCGCCTGCCTCCGGCTCCTCGTCACGGGGGCGCAGAACATCGCCGAAATCGAAGGAAAGCTCATCCTCGCGTCGGGTGCCGGATGGAGTCGACGATCTCGTTTCGATCGACGATCTCGTCGCATCGGACCGTCGTCGCCGCTAGACGAGCTCAACGCGCGGCAGTTCTGCAACGTCGTGTACGCGTGGCTCGCTGAGGGCCTGACTCCCGAAGACCGCGACCGGCTCGACAGGGAACTCAGCGAGCCGGTCGCCGGCGTCGATCTGTGGTCTCTGATCATGCGTGCCGAAGACTGAAAAGGAGGACTCCCGTTGGCGCCGCTCGCGACCGCGTACGTGCGGGTCCGTCCCGACATGAAGACGTTCAAGTCTGAGACCGAAGCCGGCATGGCGTCGGCGGTGCCGGCCGCCGGGGCGACCGGCGGCAAATCGGGTAAGTCGTTCGGCGAGGCATTCGGCAAGGCGTCCGGCCGGGAGACCGACAAGAGCCTGCAGACGTGGCAGGCGAAGGTCGGCGCCGGGCTCGGCACGGCGACGGCGAAACTCGCGAAGATCGGCGTGCTCGCGTTCGCCGGCGTAGCTGCCTACTCGCTTAAGCAGGCAGCCGATTTCCAGGCCGGCGTCACGACCCTGGAGACCGGCGCGGGCGAGCTGCGCAAGAATCTCGCCGGCGACGCCGAGGGGATCAAGCGGATCGCGGTCGCGACCGGCCAGTCCACCCAGTCGCTGATCGACGGCCTGTACATGATCAACTCGGCGGGGTTCCACGGCGCCGCCGGGCTCAAAGTGCTGGAATCAGCCTCGCAGGGCGCGAAAGTCGGGGTCGCTGACCTCGGCACGGTCGCCGACGCCGTGACGACACTGCTCAAGGACTACCACCTCGGCGGCGACCAGGCCGCCGCGTCGACGTCGGCGCTCGTTGCGACAGTCGCGGCCGGCAAGACGAAGATGGACCTGCTCGGCCCGGCGCTCGCGAAAGTGCTGCCGACCGCATCAGCACTCGGCATCGGCTTCGGGGAGGTCGGCGCCGCGATCGCGACGATGACCGCGCACGGCGTGACCGCCCGCCTCGCCGCGACCCGGCTGAACTCGGTGATCACGAATCTTGCGGCGCCGAGCAATATCGCCGGGAAGGCGATGGGCAAGCTCGGGCTAGACGCAGCCGGCGTCGCTCATACGCTGACCACAAAGGGGCTTGTCGCGGCGTTCGACATGGTGCACAAGGCAGCGCTGCAGGCCGGCCCGGAGGGGTCGCCGGCGTTCGTCTCGGCGATGAAGGACATGCTCGGCGGCCTGTCCGGGCTGGGCGTCGGGCTGCAGCTGACCGGCAAGAACGCCGGCGAGTTCAGCGCGGACGCCGCCAAGATCGGCGGCGTCATGGCGTCGAACTCCAAGCAGGTCAAGGGCTGGCAGGCGGTGCAGGGCGACCTGAACACGCAGATCGATCAGTTCAAGGCGACCATGCAGGTCGCCGCGATCACTCTCGGCGAGAAACTGCTGCCGGTCGCGTCGAAGTTCCTGGCGTTCCTCGTCAAGTCGCACATCCTGATCCCGGCGCTGATCGTCGTGATGGGCGTGCTCACCGCCGCGATTCTCGTGCAAGCCGCCGCGTGGGCGATCACGCCGGTCGGGCTGATCACGATAGCGATCGTCGCGCTGATCGCGATCATCATCGTGCTGGCTAAGAACTGGTCAACGATCTGGCGCAACATGAAGCAGTGGGCTTCCGATGCCATCAACGCGATCCGCAACGCGTTCGCCTGGCTAGTTGATCACATTCTGACCGGGTTCGGGTGGATCATCCACGCGGCTGCGTCAGCATTCGGCTGGATACCGGGCATCGGGCCGAAGCTGCGCGCCGCCGCGACCGAGTTCGACAAGTTCCATCAGCGAGTCAACGACGCGCTGTACGTCAAAGACAAGACCGTCAACGTGAAAGTCGCGTTCGACGCCGCGACCGGCCATTTCGGGCATCAGAAACTCGCCGCCGCAGGCTGGTATGTGTCCGGCGGCACATCCGGCCGGGACAGCGTCCCGATTCTCGGCATGCCCGGCGAGCTCGTCGTGCCGAAGAACATCGTCGATGCCGGCGCGGTCGATCATCTGCGCGGCGCGATCCCCGGTTTCGCGGGCGGCGGCGTGATCGCGAACCCGCGCCGCGGCATCACGGTCAACCCGGTGCTGCCGAACGAGCAGGCCATCGAGGCGGCGATCATGCCGCCGATCGAGACGCTTGCGAAACGAGTCGCCGTCACCGGCGTTTTCTCGACCGTGCTCGGCGCGATGATCGCCGCGTTCGCGCGCAGCTTCGTCGGGCACGTGCCGTACGTGTGGGGCGGGAACTCGCCGGTTACCGGCTGGGACTGCTCCGGCATGACGTCCTACGTGTACCGGCATTTCGGGTTCGGTGACATCCCGCGCACCGCCGCGCAGCAGCAGTCGTGGGCATCGCGGATCGGGTTCCCGCTGCTCGGCGCGCTCGCGTTCTTCGCCGGCGCGGACGGCACTCCGAGCGCTGCCGGGCACGTCGGCATCGTCGCCGGCAACAACCTGATGGCGAACGCTTACGGCACCGGATTCGGCACGATCTTGTCGTCGTTCGCGTCCGGCGGCGGTTTCGGCGGCTTCGGCGTGCCGCCCGGCCGCCGGTTCGCGCGCGGCGGCTGGATATCCGAGCCGGTCGCCGGCATCGGCGCGTCCGGCCGCGGCTACCAGTTCCACGGCGGCGAAGCGGTCACGAGCCAGCACGGGCTCGCCGACCTTTCGGGGCGGCTCGACATGATCGCCGACCTGCTCCGCGAAGTGATCAGCGCAGTCGATGACAACGCGCCCGCAACCGCCGCAGGAGTCGCCGGCGCGCTCGGCGGCGGTTCTCACGGCGCCGCGATCCGGGCCGCTTACTCACCGAGGGGATGAGCATGGCTGACTCGCTGCTGCTGACTCCCGATATCGAGCTACTCGGCCGGGTACCGTCGCGGATCCCGGCGTGCGCCGGCGCGACGTTCACGCTGCTCGCCGGGTTCGACCTGAGCGCGCCGCAGCCGACCGCCAGCATGGTGACGGCGATGCTCGACGGGGAACGGTCAACTGGCGAGCGTGATTCGAACCGGACGCCGCAGCTGCCGATCGCGATCAAAGTTCCGAACACGTCTAACCAGAACGCTGACCGGGCGCTGCTCGCCGCGGCACGGGAGATGATCGTCCGCGCGGTCAGCGCGCACAGTTTCACGCTGACTTTCACGCGTGACGGCGGGCTGCCGTTCGTGCTCGACTGCTACCGGGCGAGCGCGACCGTCGTCGAGTACGACCTGAAACGCGAGAAAGACCGGCTCTCGCTGCTCTCGCTGTCGTTCACCGCTAAGCCGTTCGGCCGTTCCGACGTGCCGACCGTCGTCGAGTTCCCGACGCCGATCACCGGGAAGACCGCGCCGCCTGGGGCTGTCTCGATAGACGACTTCTCGACAGGGCTGCCTACCGGGAACTGGACGCAATCGCTGATCGGGCCGGGCCCGTTCTCGGCGTTCTGGAATAGTGGCACGATCGGCATCGGGCAGGTAGCCCGCTTGAGCCGGTCAGGGCTCGGGCCGTTCAATCTGACCGGCCTCAACGGCCTCCGGGTCGATGCCGGTTTCGGGTCTAGTCAGTTTTTCAGTTCGTGGGGCCTGATCGCGGCCGGGCCGGTGCAGTTCACGTTCACCCTGTCGGACGGTACGCATAGCGCCACGGTGCATCTCACTAAGCGCGTCCGGATGAGCAGCAACACGTATCAGCCGGTGTGGCAGACCATCCGCGTACCGGTCCCCACCGGCGGCGGGCTGAACCTCGCGGCGATCACCGGCTACACGATCACGGTGAGCAGCCGCGCCGCCGGTGATCTGCTGTACACCGAGGTCTATCTCGACAGCTTCAAGGCCGTCCCGTATGCGGTGCCGCTGTCGGCAGTGTCGAACAACGGCGTCGTGTACGACCTGGCCGGCATCGCCGGGTCGGCGCGGTCGCCGTTCTCGCTGCAGATCCAGCAGCCGGCCGGCACGATACAGCAGGTGACTAAGCGGTTCACGACGCCGGGGGCTTTCAACTTCCTGGTGCCGCCGGGATGCACGGAGATCGCCAAGGCGACGCTGGTCGGCGGCGGCGGCCGGGGCGGCAAATCGACGGGCGCGTCGAACAGCGGCGCGGGCGGCGGCGGTGCCGAGCTTGTGATCGAAGCGGGCCTGCTCGTGACACCGGGCCAGGTCTGCCCGGGGGTAGTCGCGCCGGGCGGCACTACCGGGTCCGGCACCGGCGGCGACTCGACGTTCACGGCCGGGGGGATCACGGCGCGGGCGCACGGCGGCGGGAACGTCGCTGACGGCAGCATCACCGCCGGGACAGCCGGCACCGGGTACTCCCGCGCGGAACGGCTCTCCGGTGACACGGCGACGTTCGAGGGCGGTATCGCGAACTGGACCGGCGCCGGCAACGCGGGCGTCGTCCAGTCGGGTGCGTTCGCTCACTCCGGCACAAAGTCCCTTAAGGTGACGGCGGTGGCGACGGCCAACATGATTGCCGCGTCCTGCTCCCCCGCCAACGTGATGACTCAGGGCGAAGGCTGCGACCCGTCGCAGCCAGTGTTCCTCAGCGCCTTCACCCGCGCCGGGGTCACGTCCCGCACCAGTTACGTCGGCGCCGAGTTCTACGACCTCAACGGCAATAGCCTGGGCCAGTTCTTCGGCACCGGGGTGGCCGACTCCGCCGCCAACTACCTGACGAACCCAACCGCCACGATCACCCCGCCCGCCGGCGCCGGGTCAGGCCGCCTGCGGCGCCTCGTCAAATGGGATAGCCCGCTCGCGGGCGAGGATCATTACGTCGATGACTGGAGCCTGCAGGAAGGCGTCCAGCATGACGGCGGCCCCGGCGGCGCCGGGTCGAACGCCGGCGGCCTGCCGGGTGCCGGCGGCGGCGGCTCGGGCGGCCCGACCGGATCAGGCGGCGCCGGGCAGGCATCATCGGTCGGCCGGGCGGGAGGCGCGGCCGGGTCCGGTGGCCAGCCGTCTGCGGCCGGCGGCAGCGGCGCTGTCGCCGTGGTCGGCGGCCCTGGCACTGCAGGCGGGTCACCGGGCGGCGGGGGCGGCGGCGACATCCTCACCAACAGTTACGTCTCGCGGGGCGGCAGCGGCGAAGTCGACCTCTGGTACAACCAGACCGCCGGGTTCAAGACTGCCGTGATTCACCGGCCCGGCTTCGACGCCGTCGACACGTTCTGCCCGTTCGTGCCGATGAACAGCAGCGACACACCGGACGGCACGACCGAATATCAGGTGCCGATGCTGATCGCCGGGAGCCCGGCCCGGTTCGGCTCCCATGACCAGCCGTTCACGGTCAGCGTCTACGTCGTCAGCACGTCGTGGCACGGCACCGCGGCGCGCACGGTCACGCTGACCGTGCGGCAGTATGAGCAAGCCGGCGGCACTGTCTACCCGGTGTCGATCTCCCGGTCGGTGACCCCGGGCAGTCTCGCGTCCCCGCTGGTGCTGCTCGGCGAGCTCACTCTCCCTGATCATGCGATGCCGCACGACAACACGCAGGCATACTTCACGGTGGCGGTCACGAGCGGCGACACCGCCGACCGGTTCCAGGATTGCCTGCTGCTCGACACCCTCGGATCGACGGTCATCATCGAGTCGCCCACGGCGTACACGAACTACTGGATCGACGAGCCGTCGCCGACCGTCGATCTGGGCAACATCATGGGCAGCCAGTTCGACCGGCCTGACGCTGTGTCGATGCTCGCTTACGCCACGGTCAGCGGCCCGCCGCTGCACGTGTCGCCGTTCGGCAACCAGTCGTTGCTGTGCTACGTCGCCGACACGGCTGCGAGCGCCCCGTCCGCTGAGCTCACGCATTTCCCGAGGTGGCTGCTGGAGCGGCTAGCGTGAGCGACCCGAAGGTTCACAGCATCGAGCAACGGCTCAACGCGCTGATCACGAACAGCCCGGTCGCTTATCCGCCGTCCGGTGACACGAGCGGCGCGACCGACACCGGCTACATTCAGCAGCTACTCGACGGCGCCCGGCCCGTGAATCTCGGCAAGGGCATCTACTACGTCAGCTCCGCGCTGTCACCGCCGACCGGCGCGATCCTGCAGGGCGCCGGGCAGGGCGTCACGATCCTGTCGCCGGCGTCGAACTCGATCGACGTGCTGACGATGACCGGCAAGCGGTACATCGCCGTCCGCGATCTGCAGATCCTCGGCCCCGCATCCGGCACCGGCCGCGGCATCGCGTTCCTGTATACCTCCGGGGCGGCGCTGGCCAGCATCAGCCTCCGCAACCTGTGGATCAAGGACATGGGCGGGTCCGGGGTATTCTGCGACACCCTGATCACCTCGGACCTGACGGGCGTGCGGGCCGAGACGTGCGGGGCGGACAACATCTACCTGGCCAACTGCACGTCCACCCTGCTCAGCGCCTGCTACGCGAACGGCCCCACCGC